AAGACTGAACTAGACTCTGAAAAAAATAAAATAAAGCCAAACTATGAGTGGGCAGGAAGACCTGTCACATCAGAAGACTACAGAAATCATTTACAAGGAAAAAAATCAATTGGAATCCAACCATGCAGAATAAATAAGACTGCACAATTTGGTTGTATAGACATCGATCCACCAGATTATGGATCATTTAAAGTAGAAAATTATTTAGCATTATTTCAACAATACAAATTACCATTAATACCTATACTCTCTAAGAGTGGTGGGTTGCATTGTTATATTTTTTTAAAAGAGCCCATACCAACAGTGGATTTAATAGAGGCATTAAAAGCTTTTCTGCTTCCTCTAGGATTAAAACCAACAACTGAGGTTTTTCCTAAACAGAAAGAACTACAGAAAGATGATAAAGGAGACATAAAACCAGGAAACTTCATTAACTTACCTTACTATAACAACGGACAATCTACTCGATACGCTATAGATAAGAATAATTCTAAACTATCAGTCGAACAATTTATAAAATTTGCCAACGAATCTAAAATAGATAAAGAAACTTTAGATAAACTCGTTGAAGAAACCCACACAAACATACTACTAGGAACTAATCCAGAATTTGATGATGGTCCACCATGTCTAGCACTGTGTTCTAAAACAAAATTAGACGATGGTAGAGACCGATTTATGTACAATTATATGGTCTTTGCTAAAAAGAAATATAAAGATAAGTGGCCAGACCAGGTATCAGCTGCAAACTATAGCTATTTAGAACATCCTTGGGACAAGGCAAAATTAGATTCTAAAATAAAAGCATGGAAGGGTGAGACAGCAGGACATACTTGTTATGAGGATCCTATTAAAGATAAATGTATGCGGAGTCTTTGTTACAAAAGACCATTTGGAGTTAAGTCCGATAGTATTTCTGTATTTCCAGAGATCCAAGATTTTGAAATGATAGCTTACGCAGAACCAGAATATAGATTTAATGTGATTATGCCTAACGATGATAAGATTCAAGTTATTATAAGTAATACAAAACTAATGACTACACAGAAAGAAGTATTAAATTTAATTTGGCAACAGACAGGTGTGTACTTTGAACCACTTAAACCAAAAGATTTTAGAGCTAAATTAAATGAGTGGCGTAGAGGAGGACAAAAAATTACACCACCTAAAGGAACTCAAGTAGAAGATAGACTAGAAGAAGAATTATATCAGTACTGTGTTAATGGACCACAGGCACAAGAGAGAAGACAGATACACAATGGTTCTTGCTTTACGGAAGAAGGATATCATTACTTTAGATTTAATTCTTTTATCGAGCATCTAGGAACTGGGTGGAAAATTCCAGAAGAAAAAATTGCACAGAAATTAAAAGATAAATGCAATGTAGAGTTTGATCATTCTTTAAATGTAGATGGTAAAACTTTAAAGGTTTGTAAACTTCCTCAATTATTTACACCTCAAATAGAACATAAACCAATTGAGAGAAAAGGAAGTAATTACTAATGAGATATAAAGTAGTAGGACCTCCAGGTACAGGAAAGACTAGAAGACTTTTAAATGAAGTCCATAAGTATATAGAAAAAGGTACACCTCACGATAAAATTGGATACTTTGCCTTTACTCGTAAAGCTGCAGGAGAAGCAAGAGATAGATTTTTAGCTAAGAATCAAGACCTTACTAAAAAAGATGTTAAGTATTTTCAAACCTTGCATTCTTTAGCCTTTAATAATCTAGGGCTTAAAGAAGAAAACGTTATGCAAGAAGGAAACTATCAAGCAATTGGAGAGACTTGTGGTATTCAAATTAAATATGCATCCTATGAAACAAATAATTTTAATGGAATCTTTTCTTCGAGCAGTGAGTATTTAAGTCTTATTAACCTAGCTAGAGTTAGACAGGTTACAGCTGAACAACAATTTAATCGTAATGAACATTTAAGTTGGATCAGTAAGACTAAGCTAATTGGAATAGAGAAAGAGATTAATAATTATAAAAATGCGCATAATCTTATAGATTTTACGGACATGATTCAACAGTTTTTAGACAAAGGAGATACACCTAAATTTAAAGTTATATTTGTAGATGAAGCACAAGATCTATCTTTAATTCAATGGTCGATGATTAAAAAGATTGAAGAAGATACTAATTGTGATGTGTGGATTGCAGGAGATGATGACCAGGCTATCTTTGGTTGGGCCGGTGCAGATGTAGATTCTTTTATTAATTGGGAAGCAAGAGAAATTTTATTAGATAAATCTGAAAGAGTTCCTCAACTAATTCAACGCAAAGCTTTAGATGTTATTTCAAGAATATATCTTAATCGTTTACCTAAAGATTATCTTCCTAAAAATGATTTAGGAAATATTTACGAGAGATTTAATATTAATGGAATTGATATGAGTACAGGAGATTGGTTAATTTTAGCTAGAACTAATTCTCTTTTAAAAACTCTTCCAGCTTATTTAAAAAGAAAAGGTTTTTTCTTTCAGACTCATCAAGGAAACAGTATAGGTAAATCTTTATATGAAGATATTTTAAATTGGAAAAAGATTCAAAACGATGAATCGGTTCCAGAAATTCAGCACCAAAGAATTGTAGAGAATATAAAAAGTAAAAAAATAGATATTAATTTAGATTGGTATGAAGCATTTAATAATGTTTCTGTATCTAAAAGAGATTACATGAGAGCTATGCTAGATAATGGAGAAGAAATATTAAAAGAGCCAAGAATAAAAGTTTCAACGATTCATGGTGCAAAAGGTGGAGAGGCACACAATGTAGTTTTATATTTAAATCAAACAGCGAATACTATCAAAGGTGCAAAGAAATCGCAAGATAAACAAGACGAAGAATTTAGAGTTTGGTACGTAGGAATTACAAGAACAATAGAAAATTTATTTTTAATTAAATCTAAAAACAAACAGAAAGAGTTTAAGCTATGAGTGATGTATATAAAAAACAAATAGGAGGGTCTCATTATTCTTCTATGAAAATTCAACCGAGTGAGTTTATAAATAAAAATAACTTGCCGTTCGCGGAAGGAAACGCTATAAAGTATTTGTGTCGACACAAACAGAAAGGTCAGAAACAAGATTTGGAAAAAGCAATTCACTATTGTCAAATGGCAATAGAACGTGACTATCCAGATCCACCAAAGGAAGAAAAAAAAGATAAAAAAAACTCATGGGGTATAAACAAATGATTGAAGCACAAACAGAGTGGGTTAAGCCTACTGAATTTCCAGACTTAAGACAAGCAGATACAATTGCAATCGATTTAGAAACACACGATCCAGATTTAAAATCGATGGGATCAGGTTCTGTTGTTGGTAAAGGTAAAGTTGTAGGTATCGCTGTAGCTGTTGATGGCTACTCAGGATACTTTCCCTTTGATCATGAAGGTGGTGGTAACCTTGAAAAAAGCAAGGTAATTCAATGGTTTAGAGACGTTTGTGAATCAACAGCTGATAAAATTTTTCACAATGCCATGTACGATGTGTGTTGGATTCGTGCGATGGGAATAAAATTAAATGGAAATATTTATGACACGATGATTGCAGCATCACTTGTTAATGAAAATAGATTTAGATTTGATTTAGGTTCTCTTGGTTGGGATTATGTTGGCCGAGGAAAAAATGAATCAGAATTAGTTGCAGCCGCAAAAGAATGGGGTATCGATCCTAAAGCAGATATGTGGAAGTTACCAGCAATGTATGTTGGTAGTTATGCAGAACGTGATGCAGAAATAACTTTAGCGTTATGGAGAGTCATGCAAAAAGAAATAAGCGACCAGGATCTAGGATCTATTTTTGAACTAGAGAGTGACTTATTTCCTTGCCTCGTTGATATGCGATTTTTAGGAGTTCGTGTAGACGTAGAAGGCGCTCACAAATTAAAGACACAATTAGCTGAACAAGAAAA